TCAGTCCCACCAGCACTCCATCCCCCAGCGTCAGCCCGTTATTGTCCCGGGCGGGGAAGGTGGGGGAGGCAATCGTCTGCAGGCTCGTGCTGGTGATGGTAATGCCGCCATTGTGCCAGAGCCGATCACACAGATAGATTGTCCCACCCTGGGCAGTGGACATGAAGTGGAACGCCGCTAGGTAGGAGCTGAGTCCCTGGCCTGGGTCGAAGAAGGGCAACTGCCCCGCAACCAGCCCTCCGCTCGAGCTCAGCACTACCCCGTTCAGAGTCGTATCCGCCACCCCTATCGGATTGTTGATGCCGGTGCTGTACCACAGATCGATATACCGATTGCCGCTCGCCGGCGTCACATAGCTCCGGGTGAACGGCTGCACGATCTGGAACCCCGACATTATCCCATTCAGATTCGAGATAGTCATGACGTTGCCAGAATCCTTCCATCCCCCGGCAACAGCGTAACGCTGTTAACCTGGGTATGAGTGTTGACGGCGGGGTCGGAGAAGCCGTTGTAGGGGAGTGTCCAGTACTTGCCGGTGGGGAGAGTGACGGTCTGGTTGCCATTTCCCCGCGGGTTCGCCAGCACCACCGCGTTATCGTAGCGCCGGCCCCAGACTCCGCTCGGCAGGGTGATCGCGTTCGCCCCCGTCCCAATCGTGCCGGCGGCTGCCGTCCTCGGCTGATCCAACGGATATCCCATCCACGCCAGCCCTCTTCCCCCATTATCCCACGTATCACTCCACCACAGCACCGCATTATTCGAATTATAGTCTTCGAGGCAGAATGTAGAATCCCTACACCACGCCGCCGCCTCTCCCATCCTCAGCCCCTGCCAGTCCGCCGTCACCCAGTTCGCCTGGTTGGTGGTAGTAGTCCAAGCCACTCCCCCCGGCCGGCCCACCTGCATGACGATCTGCTGGCCGTGCGGCATCAGCGTGCATTCTCCTCCAATAATCCCATTCATCAGATTGGTGAAGCTAGTCGTCTCGTTCGAGTTGCTGAGCCCAATCGCCTCCTCCATCATCACTACGTCGTAGAGGAATTGCTGCCCGGACAGGGCCAAGCCGGCGGTGGAGAACCCCGCATTCACCCCGTAGTCGGAATTCCCACCCATCAGCATCTGCGGCCACAGGAACTTGCTCGCGTAGGCCTGCCGCATCTGGCCGGTCTGATAATTCTGGCTGGTGTAGTAGTAGTTGTTGTAGGGGACGGAGGCGCCGGCGCCCAGCCCCGCACAGGGCGTTCCCCATCCCCACGTCCCGGTCATCCCACTCCGCGGCGCCCAGAACTGATTATCAAAGAACAGCCCCACCACGTTGCCGTTCGCTGCGATATTCGAAGCCTCCCCAAACAGGCTTGACGCCTTCCCCTGCGTGAGGACGTTCCAGAAATACCAGGCGGCATACTGACTCACATCATAACCGGTGCCGGCATCTGTCGGCCCTCCCATGGCGATGTTCACCACGCCACTGCCGGTGAAGTCGCCAGCCACGATGCTGCCCGCCGGCCACCCCGTCCTCAGCCACCAGTTGTTCGTGTTGATCGCCGCCGCGAGCTTCGGCGCATACAGGCTCGAAGTGCCCGGCGGTATCTCCATCTCCTCCATCATCACGTAGAAGAATGGCCTGGAGGTAATCCCCTTCCCCACTCCGACCGAGACCTGCTGCGCCATCAGATCATTAAAGGTGTGGTAGGCACCGCCGCCTGGTAGGGGCTCGATCCCGATGTACCAGGAGTAGATCATGATGTTGAACTTGCCGGCCCAGTTCACGAAGCTATTCGTATTATAGATGTTGTTGAAATAGGAGGAGCCGATTGGGTAGCTGGCAATCCGAGGGAAGGGATCCTCTACCGGGCGGAAGTTCACTCCACACGCCACTCCGTTCTTCCCCACCGTCCCATCGATAGCGCCCGCCGGCAACCCACCCGGCGCTACCGTATAGGCCGACAGGGAGGGGTCGACGGCGAAGGTGAGTGGTTCGCCCTGGCGAGGCTGATTCAGGTGCGGCGTCACGCCGCCGAGGGAGACGGAGTGGACTTCGCAAGTCTGCGCCGGCGGCGCTGGCCCACCCTGGAGCTGGGCCAGGGTGTACTGGGTGCCGCCGGAGGCGTTCTGTGGCTGGTTCGCCGGCGTGTTTGTGTAGCGGAAGAATCCGCCCGAGCTCTTGTAGGCGTTGTAGTCAGAGTTCCAGTTGCCGTAGTTCGTCCCGGAATTGACGGCGAAGTGGATCTGGGCAAAGGCGTTGTCCGAGTAGAGATTGCCCTGGCTGGTGACGTTCGCCGTCACATCCTGCCCGAAGGATATGTACACCGTGGAACTGGAGTTGTTCCCGCTCGGCCCAGGGGAGTAGTGGGTGTTGTTGGTGTAGGTGAGAGTGCCACGGAGCGCATTCACATTCCCACCTGTCACTACATTGCAGAACTCTACCGTCCCTACGAAGATGTTGTGGTCCACCACAGTGGAGATGCCGGGCTGGTTCTGCAGACCAGTGGCGGCCTGGCTCGGCCCCACCTCACCCGGACTCGGCAGGCGGTAGTCGTACCGGCCGAAGTCTGCTATCTCGAGGTAGCACCGCTTCGCCGACCACTGCCCCGGGTTGGTCTTATTCCCAATCAGATTAACCCGCTCCGCCTGACAACACTCCAGGAGCAGCGGCGTGGTGAGGCCGCTGCTCTCCTGGTAGAAGGTCCAGATGGAATAGGGGAAGTTGTTTGGGTAGACGGGGTTGCCGCCGAAGTTAGAGGTCGGGCTCAGGTAGATAGACGCCACCCCATTCGGAGTGCCGGTGATGGTGGTGCTGGTCCAGGCGAGTGCGTTGGAGCCGGCGGTGGTGGTTACGATATTGCCGATGCCCTGCCCAGTGTCGAGGAAGCGGAGGGACGCCGGCGCTGTGCTCGCCATGCTGTGCCACGGCCAACCGCTCGAAGTCGGAACGTTGTTGATGTAGCCGAGCGTTGCTCCCGTGCTGCCGATCCCGGTCACGTAGATGAGCTGGGGGGACTGGATCGTGCCCAGCTCGATGAAGGTGTTGTAGATGTAGTTGTTGTTGGCCCCAGTATTCGTGGTTCCATTCATGGAGATGTTGTTCTGATTGAAGTGGGTGTCGTATCCCCTCTGCCACCGGAGCCAGCAATTCAGAATCTGACTGTTCGACCACCCCTTTATGTTGATCTGGCCGGAGCCGCAGTTCTGCAACACCAGCCCATCCATGGTGACGCCATCGCCGTTCCAGAGGAACGCCTGCCCATCACTAATCGGCTGCCCACCACCAGTATAAGGGTTGAGAGAGTTGAGGTCGATATAGGCCTGGCGGGGGGAGTAATTGCCGCTGAAGTCGCACCCGGCGAAGGTCCGCCCGCCCGGCACCTGCGCACAGGGCACCCCCGTCCCCGCATTCTGGGCAGCGCCGAAGTAGGTCTTCACGCCGCCGATCGTCCCGTATTGGTAGACGCCCGGCAGCACCCCCGCCTTGCTGTAGGTGGCCGTGCCGAGGGCGGTCAGAGAGGCGGGGTTGGCCAGGCTCCCTACCGCCACCCCACTCCCATTCCTGCCTAGGGTGTCATCGCCGTCCGGCGCGACGAAGAAGTCGAACACATAACCAGAGGCGGCGCCGTAGCTCAGGGTGGCGTTCTGGACGTTTACGTGGTAGGTGACGGGACCGGCGGCGAGGAACTTCGCATGGCTGAGGTTCGGCTTCAGTGCCGTCGGCACGGCGTACCAGTTCCACTTCACCGCCCTACACTTCAAGGTGTAGGGACGGGAGGTCCAGTCCACTCTCAGCGTATTGTTAGCCACCCCCTCGCTCCGCGGTCAGCTATCCTGAATCACGCCATTCGTCGGATCGAGCTGGACCGTGAAGGTGTCCCCGCTGTTCATCGTCAACGAGCTGCCGTAGTCCCACCAGACCAGAAGGGGCTTGAGCGGGCTGCTCGGAGTGGTGTCGTACATGATGACGTAGCGGAATGGCCCGACTGCTCCGCTCGCTGTCCAAGTGGGCGAGGCGCAGCTCGCTATGTACTTGTAGAGGCCGCCGGTCTGGGTGCTGGAGGTGAGAGTGACGGCGGCGCCGCCGGCGGTATAGCCATTGCCCGTAGCAAGCTCACCCGCACTCACATCCGCATACACCGCATTAGTCGCTACCGGTGGGGTGTTCGTCAGGATCACCTTCACCACATCCGAACTGAGGTTCATCACCCCGTTCCACTTGTTCGCCGCCGGAGCGTTGAACTTATTTCCACTAGCCATTGGGCGGCTCCTCTACCGGCGGCTGGCCGGGCTCAGCTGGGACAGGCTCGGGCGGCGCCGGATCCGGCGGGCTCTCTCCCATCCCCAGCATCTTCTGTTTGAACTTCACCATCTCGCACACTAACTTATAGTCCATGGCTGTCTCCTATCCAGGCCCCTCCCCCTGCACGACCACGCCACACACGCTACCGGTGGTGATAGCAGTCGCCTTTAGGACGAGGCCGGTGCAGGGACCAACGTTGGTTATTGAGATAGCGGCAGCAATTCTGGTAGACGCACCAGTGATGGCGGCTGGAGCCGCAAAGAGTCGGAACAGTTTATGCTGGCTAGCGAGACCTGTAATGGTCTGAGAGACGAGAGAGGTAACGGTGTAGGAGGTGGTGGAGGGGGTCGAGGCGACCACGTACCAACCATCTGTATTGCCACCAGTCCCGAGCAGCTGTACCACATCTCCAACCGTAACACCCCCACGCAGGGGGAGGTTAGGATCGGTAACTGTAATTGTGGTGGTGGTCTGGGCCAGGGACATGGGGCTAGCAAAGTCATTGCTCATCCCGTCGTAGGTGACGAAAAACGAGTAGGTGATCGCTGCGGCGTCCTCGGACAGGATGCCGCCGGCGACCACGCCGAAGGCGAGCTGGATGTAGTCGACCGGCAGGATTAGTGAGCCGGCGGCACCCCAGGTCGCCGTCGCTCCCGCAACCGTTATCCGGTTGCTGAAGATCGGGCTTCTCATATCCTCCCTCGCTTCATCGTCTGGTGCTGGCGAAGCGGGCGGGAGGGGGTAGGTGGATGCTGCTTAACCTGGAAGCCCGGGTTCGCCAGGAACGCCGGCTTCTTGCCCTTCGGGCTGTACCCCGAGGTGACTGGGAGGCAGGAGTCCTTGGAGCGGTGGGCCAGCTCGCAAGTCGGCGGCACACCCCGGCTCGCATTGTGGATGCCCTTCAGAGTTGGTTTCGACATCGTAGGTCTCCGATCGCCGCCTCCGCAGGAGGCCGACGAGGTTCTGTCCAAGTTCTTCGAGGTGAACGTGCGTCTCCTGGACGGAGACGGACGGCGGGGCCTGCATCCCCAGGTTCTTTCCCGCCATTGTCGCCACCTGCACGGCGAGGCGATCTGGCACCTGGTCGGGGTCGGCGTTAAGCTTATGCCTCAGCACTTCCATGCTCCGAGCCAGCAGCCCCTCCATCTGCGTCTTGATGGAGAAGCGGACCTCGGGGTCGACGAGCTGCTCGCGGCGAGCCGCCAAGCGGCTCTGGAAGAGGTCGGAGCAGATGATCGTGGAGATCCAGGAGGCGGACATGCCGAAGCGCGCCGCCAGCTCATTCTGGCTAATCCAAGGCTCGACGATCAGGATGTCGAGGAGAGCTTCGTGCGTGTAACGGAGCTTCTGGATGGGAGGCTTTGCCGCCGGCGCAAGGGGAGATGGCCCGGCGGTCTCCGAGCTAGGAGTGCCCGCTACGAGGCGGGCGAGCAGAGGATTCACATTCCTTTACCCCCAGTCTGTGCTTGCCCGGCTCGCGGGGCCGGCGGCAAGCGAAAGCTGCAGCATGGCGATTGTCGCATGCCGGCGGCGAGGTGTCAATCAAGACCGACGAGGTCTTGTGGCGAGATCCGAGTCTGCGAGGATTCCGCCGAGTCGAGGCTTTGCGAGACTGGCGCCTATTATCGGAGGGATAAGAGGCGCCTGAAATGGGATCTGAGCCAGTTCGCGAAGACGCATTCGGCGCGCGCGAGTCGTCAGCGGATTTTTCCCCCTCCCGGCCCAGTGGCGCAGCCGCACCGCCGGCTGGCGCCGACACGCCGTCAGCCAGGCCGGCGGCATACCTTGCAAGCGGCATGCCACCCCCACCACCCTGTTGCAGTGCGGCAATGTTACACCTGAAATATTCGGAGGCGCACGCGGAGCTTGCAACGCCACCCGTTCCCATGCTACCGTTCGCACGTGGGCATTCTCCATCCAAACAGGTCGGCACCGGAACCCGCATGCGGCATGCGTGCTGGTCCCCGTGCCAATCTCGGCACGATGGAGGGCTCACACATGACTGGCAATACGACGACGCTGGCGTTCCGGGGCAATGCAACGGTGGCCTTCGCGCCGGACGCAACCGGCATCACGGTCCACTTTCGGACCATCAAGAGGCAGGGCGACGGATTCGTAACCGAGAGGCTGCTTGAGCCGCTGCGGCTCGAATTCGCCTCGCTGTCGGGTGCGGTGCGGGATCGGGCCTTTGTAATGGGGATGATGGACAGGCTCAGGGACAAGGGCGCACTCTCCCGCACGACAACGGGCGGGAAGGTCACGTCGGCAAGCACGGAGGAGAAGCGGGCGGAGATCGCGGCCCTGATCGCGCACTTCGCGAGTGGCACGGAAGCCTGGGACATGGCAAGCCCCGTTTCGAGCCTGTCGGTGGATGTCCGCAACCTCATCAATGCGCTGATCGCGGCCTTCGGTCTCGACGCGGGCGCGGCGGAGGAGGCGGTGCGGGCGATGTCGGGGAAGGATAGGGCGGCCCTGCGGGTGGACCCGGAGGTGAAGCCGCACCTCGACGCGATCGAGGCGGCGGCGGGGGGCGGGACGGACATCACTGGGCTGAAGGCCAAGCTCGCCGCATTGCGGAAGCCGCAATAAGGACGGGGGGCGGGGCGGGGTGCAGGGAATGCACCCCCTCCCGCCTTCTCTCTCAGGCTCGGAGCGCTGCAGAAGCCGACCCTTCTCGGGCTCGGGCTCGGGCTCGGGCTCGGTTTCTGAGAGGTAACAGGCGCCAGATCATCCCTCCTCCTACTCCTCCTACTCTCGCATGGCTCATGGATGTTTCATGCCCGCCCATTCCCGGCGCCAGTATCCTCGCAGCTGGCGAATAACAGGCGCCCCCTACCTCTAAGGGATTTTTTTTATTTTTTTTTTTCTTATAAGACAAGAAGGATAACAGGCGCCTGTTTCGAAGCAGAGCCTTGCACATTCGGCGCCCATATCCTCGCAGACTCGGATATGCTAGGAGGCTGGGATTCGAGGCGCCCGGAACCGGGCGGGGGAAAACATCCATACGCCATGCGTAGACAGGAGGGAGAGGAGGAGGAGAGAGGAGGAGGATGAGGAAGGAGGGGGAGGGAAGATGAGGAGAGGTCTTGGTTGACAGGCCCGCCGCGCCGCCGGATAATCGGGGCGTGGCACAACTCCATTCCCGCCACACGAGGACTCACTCCCATGAACACAAGCATATCCGCCAGCATCCACGCCGACCTTCTGCGCCGCATCGAGCGCGCCGCCGAGGTCGAGCAGAAGTGGATCGCCACCCAGCACCACTATCTCCCCCTCTTCCAATCCCTGGTGGCGATACAGGCCGCCCTCTCGGAAGGCGAAACTCTCGAGACAGGGGCGGGCTCGTTCGGCTCCTACGTCTCTCTGAACGTCACGGGCAGCCGCTCCCTCCTCACAAGGGTGTGGCGGAGCCTTCGGCTCCGGGGCTGGTACACCGCCGACACCCGGCCCGCAGCCCTCGAAACCTCTTGGTCCGGCTCCTTCTACCTCCACACCGGCACCGAAGACGGCGGGCGAGTTCCCGGCGTCGAGGTCTATCTCAGCTTCTCCTCCACCGTCTGCCGCCGGGTAAAGGTCGGCACGAAGCTCGTCGAGCAGCCCATCTATGAGGTGCGCTGCTCGCCAGACGGCGAGGAGGTGGCCTGATGTGCAGCCGGCTTCCAGCCGGGGGCAAACCCGTGCTTGGCTACCAGCTCGAATCCCACTACTGGGCGCGCCTCAAAGAGATTGAGAAGAAGCTCTATGATTACAGGTCGCTGACGCCGGACGAGCGGCGAGACCTGGCCAACCTGCTCAACTATGTTCTGTCACAAGGGATAGAGGTATATGAAGACTCAACTCAAGTCGATGATTGATTGGAATGAGATAGTGCCGCTGCTCCGAAAGGACCTGCAAGAGACGCTGATGCTGGAGGCGGTTATGATTCTCTCCGCTCCTCGCCGCCGACCCGCCGCCGAGGCACCCCGCAAGCCTGCCGTCAACGGCTTCCGCTATTGGCGGGAGAAGGGCGACGGTGGGACGCTCGCCGACGGCTCCCGCGTCTACCTCATCAACCGGGAGGCGAAGCTCCAGCTCCGCACCGACTCGATGGCGGGGAAGGTTTGGAAGAACGTCAGGGAGATGAAGGGGGAGACGATCTCCTACGCCGGCATGGCCACCCTCTGCAAGGCGATGGGGCAGACCGGCCGGCAAGGCTATTTCATCGGCTATCTCTGGGGGAGGGGGCTGATCGACATCAAGAAGGTTGCTATCGCCTCCTGAGCGGCTCAACCGAATCCACGCGCAGGGAGGCGCGTGGTTCGATGGATCCACTCTCACTTCGGAGGACTCAGACGATGAACAAGTTCAGCATCGCCTCGACCGTAGTGCGGCACGCGAACGCCTGCCGGGACGCCCGGCGCCCCAAGTGCACCTGCTGGTGCGAGCACCGCTACCATCGCCAGGAGCATCCCGCTGCCGCCATCGCTGAAGAGATTGGGCGCCGGCTGTTGGCCGAAGCCGGCCAGCAAGAACTCGACCTCGGCCCGGACCCGGACTTGGAGGATCAGAATGACTAAGTTCCAACTCGGCCACAAGCGCGCCGCCCGCATCACCGCCGACCAAGTGCTCGCCATGCGCGAGCGCTACGCTCGCGGCGAGACCCAGGGCTCGCTCGCCCGCGCCTTCCACCTCTCCGTAGGGCAGGTGGGGAGGATCGTGCGGGGGGAGTCTTGGCAGGAGTACGGCCACATTCCCACCGATCAGGAAATCGAGAGCCAGATGGCTCTGGAGCGGGCGAACCCGCAGGCGCTCAGCCCGGACGAGCTTGCCCATCTGGTCGACGTTATCGAGGAGAAGCCGGCGCCGCCGACCACCAGCCCGGAGGACTACGCTGAGTCGATCCGCCAGCTCGCCGCCAGTCTAAAACGAAAGCCCGGCACGTCGGGCGAAGAGGAGAAAGAAGATGACTCTCAACCCAAGGGCTAGCTTCGACGCGCGCTGGCTCGAGTTCCTCTCCACCGCCCGAGCCATCGCAGGCCCGGCAGGTCCGGAGAAGTTCACCGAGGACGACAAGCGTCTCGCCTATTGCTTCTACCTGAAGGGGCACTGTGATGGTAATCAGGCCCACTTGCGGCCCGACTACGCCGCCGGCTACCCGGAGGAAGGACTCAAATGAAAGCTACACCCGTGGTGAAAGTAATCATCGCCAGCCTCGACGGCGAGGTGCTAGAGACTCTATTCGTCTGGCCTAGGCCGGACCATTCAGTCGGAGACGCGGTTGCACTGGCTCAAATCGCCAGTGACATTCTCACCGACCGGCTCGAGTTCTGCTACCCGGAAGAGGAGATACCCACATGAATCCTCTCCTCCAGAGCCTCATGCAGGCCAACCATCCCGAGGGCGGCGAACCCGCGCCGGAAGACCGGCGATTCGCCTGGAGCCCTCTCCAGACGGTCATCTTCGCCGCCGTCTCGGGCGGCGAAACTCCCCTCTGCGTCAAGGCGGGCGCCGGCGCCGCCAAGACCACCACCCTTCTCCACAGCGCCGGCCTCGCCACTCAGCCCTCCATCTTCTTGGCCTTCAACAAATCCATCGCTGAGCATATCCGAGGCCGGCTCAAGAAGGGCGAGGCGAAGACAATCAACGCTCTCGGCCATCGCCTCTGGATGCTCAACTTCCCCCGGGCTCGCCTCGACGCCCGCAAGACCGAAGCCCTCGTTGAGAAGCTGCTGCCGGATGAGCAGAGGAAGAAGTTCGGCTACCTCATCCAGCGTCTCATCTCCTCCGCCAAGGGCTCCGGGCTCGGGCTGGAGAGTGAGAGTCAGCCGGGAGACTTCTCCCACTCCATCACGAATGGGGACTGGGATGTAGATGATGGGGATGTGGAAGAGCTGTCATTCTGGGCCAACCGGGTCTTCCTCCACGGGCAACAGGACACCTCCACCTTCGACTTCGACGACCAGATCTACGGCCCAGTCCTGCACCGCTGGGAGTTCCCCCACTTCCCCACCGTGATGGTGGATGAGGCGCAGGATCTCAACCGAATCCAGCACCTCTTCATCGAGGAGCTGGCCCGCAACGGGCGGCTGATCGCAGTAGGGGATCCCAACCAGGCCATCTACGGCTTCCGGGGCGCCCTCTCCGACTCGATGGACCTCCTCGTCTCCCACTTCCGCATGCGTACACTCCCGCTGAACATCAGCTACCGCTGCAGCCGGCAGGTCATTCTGGAAGCCCAAAAGCTTGTCCCAGACATCCAACACCGGGACGGTGCGCCGGAGGGTGCAGTGCGATTCACTGAGGAAGGGAATGATCCCGAGCTCTTCCCGGACGACATGCTGGTGATGTGTAGGAACAATGCCCCGCTCTTTTCCGCCATCATGCGCCACGTCAGGGCCAGACGGCCCTGTCGGGTGCTGAGCAACGCCCTCGACGGTCTGGCCTCTTTCATCAAGAAGCGCAACCGAGAGGACATCCCCGGGCTCCTGAAGGCGGTGGATATCTGGGAACGCAGGGAGGTCTACGCCGCCGAGTCCAAGGGGATGGAGTGGAAGATCGCCGCCATCCAGGACAAGGCCCAGACCATCTACGCACTCTGCGAAGGCTTCCAGTTCACCGCCGAGGTGCTCGGGCTGCTGCGCCAGCTCCAAGAGGGCCGCACCGGGCCGATCTTCTCCACCATCCACAAGGCGAAGGGGCTGGAGGCTGAGCATGCCTGGCTGATCCGCCCCGACCTCCTCCGCCCCTGGTGGGTTAAGGAGGAGGCGGCGCTGCGGCAGGAAGACAATCTCCACTACGTAGCGATAACTCGGGCCAAGCTCACCTTCACCTACGGAGCACGCAAATCATGAAGCACTTCTTCACCCTCAGCAACCTCCTCGCCATCGCTTGGCTGGTGATTGGGCTTCACTATATGGTAGGGATGGAGGACATGGACCTGGAAGGTCTCCTCTGCTTCATCATGGCACAGATTACGGCCAGTCGAAGCTTTTCCTCTTCCTTCCACTCCTTCCACAACTGCGTCTTTACAGGCTTGAATGGGGAACCTAAGTCATGAACCGCTACCAGTACACCATCATAGCAGCCGGCCTCCTCGCCGGCTGCCACTCAGCTCCGCCGCCGGCGAAGCAGACCTGCGCTCGAGCCCAGCTCGCCGTCCAGTCCTACGAGGAGTGCCTCTCCCGCTCCAACTGCCACGTCACCCCCCACGACACCTACGTCTACCACAGCCAGGGCCGCTGGCTGATGAAACACTGCACGGAAGGAGAGGAGGAATGAGCGAGACCATTGAATTCTTCCGGGAGACAGGCAAAAATGACTGGGACTCCTTTAAGAAGTGGGAGGCGCGCTGTCGCGAGCTCGGCCTCAATGGCCCTTACAGGCTCGCCAACAACTTAACGTGCTGGCAGTTCGTCCGCCCTTCGGGCGGTACGGCGGGGATCTATGACGCGGCGAAAGGAGAGGGATATGTCTTCGTACAGCCAAATTGACATCCCCGAGCTGGTGCAGCGGCTGCGCGAACTATCAGGGCTGCCGCACCTCGCGCCTAACTGGCGCGAAAGCCTGCTATCCGCCGCCGACGCCCTCGTCCTTCTCGGCCCCGCCCTGCACTCGAATAAGGTGCAGGCTGAGGAGCTTGCTGGAGCATACGAACTGCTGCACAAGACCGAGGACAAGTGCATGGCGCAGGCGGAGGAGATCGCGCGGAAAGATAAATTCATCCATGAGAATGGATATGCCGACCTGCAGAATTGCGTGACATACAAGGAGGCTTACGAGCTAGATATGGTCCGCAAGAATGCCGAAATCGACCGCTTGCGCGCTGAGGTGGAGGAGGCCCGAGAGAATCGCGACAACATCAGCAGGCAAGCTGCCGAGCAGTTGCGCCGCCTGCGCGCGGCGCTGGAGAAGATCGCCGGCATGCCGATACCGGGTGGCGGCTTGGCCATAGACGCCTATATGAAAGCTATCGCCCGCGAAGCACTCAGGGGAGAGAAGTGACCGACCCCGATTGGACCTGGGCCTCACCCAGCGACGACGACGACGAATCCTCCGACCGAGGATTCAATGAAGACTTCGAGTCCGACTGCTACGGAGAAGGAGACGACGATGACGATTAGGGTTAGGATTACGATTCATGATGAGTCGGGCCAGCTACTCAGCCAGTTCACCCTCCGTCCGGTTGGGTGGGAGCCCTCCCCACAGCGCTTTGCCGACCGCATCGAGGACCAGTTGGCCAGCCTGAACGAAGAGGAGCCGCCGGCAGAGCCGCCCGCCGGCGGGTAGGAAGACTTGAGAGGTCTTTGTTGACCGCATTCCGGGCGCATGATATCGTGTGGCTGAAATCGAATTGCGGGGGATTTCGGCGGGCTGCCCCCTTACCACAAAGGGCCCGCCACAATCAGCAGGAGATTAAGAAGATGAACGAAGTAGCAACACCGACTCCCAAGGCCGCGCCGGTCCGGCAGGTCGAGAAGGTTTCGATGGAAGACGGTCGGGAAGTCGAGTTCGTCGGCAAGGCCCGGTTCTACAAAGATGTCCTCGTCAAGGGCAAGCCGATCGAGGACCTCTCCTCGGATGAAGTTGCCAGCGCAACGCTGGCGGACATCAGCGTCAGGCTGGACTTCCGCAACGGCACCTCCCGCACCTACCCGCTGAACCCTGCGCTCGGCCTCCACTACGCCGGCCACGGGGCGAAGCAGAAGTACGGGGACGAGCTTGCCGGCGAGGACGCGCCGGACCTGGATGACTGGGCCGCAACCACCGATCGGCTGCACGAGCGGCTGACCGGAGGCGAGTGGACGAAGGCTCGCGTCGGCGGCGGCATGGCCGGCACGAGCGTGCTCCTCCAGGCCCTGATGCAGTTCACCGGGCGCACCGCCGCCGAGGTGAAGGATCACATCAAAGACTGGACGCCCGAGCAGAAGCGGCAGCTTCGGAACGACCCGGAAATCAAGCCCCTCGTCGATGCTATCGAGGCGGCAAAGGCTTCCAAGTCGTCCGTCGATACCGGGGCACTGAAAGCGAGCCTCCGCGGGCTCGCCGCCTGATCGGAATCTCCGCCTGCCCTCTCCCCCAGTCGTGCCGGGGGAGATGTTGGAAGGGGGAAGGCTAAGCAGGTATGCCTCCCTCAACTCTCTGGCCGTGGTGAATGACAGGGTTACTTCAATAGGCTGAAACGACCCCTGTCAACTTGTTCCCGGCACTCATTCTGAAGGAGGACTGAAATGCGCACCCTCTACCTGATCCTAGCTGCCACAGTCATCCTGGGTGTGGCGAGCACCGCCCCCGCTCCCATCATCATAATCATGCGAAACGGCGCTCCCCGCCTTCCCGTCCCGATGCCTGAGCCGCGGGTTCCGCAGCCCCAGCATCCCGGCGGGCCGCACAAATAGGCCTACGCCCAGGCCGAGTCGCCGATTGAGTCCCGGCGGCGAAGAAGGCCCCCCTTGCGGGGGCCTCTCTTTTAGTGGAGGTATCCTATCATGTCCGACGATCCCTTGAAGATGCTGCTCGCCGAGCGAGACGCCACTATCGACCGTCTCCAGGCGGAGATTCGTTATCTCCGCTCGCACGTCGCTCCTGAAGGCGAGACTGAAGAGAGAGTGGCGGAGTGGCTGCGGGCACGCTTTTGGACCGTGATTCCGCCGCCGAGGTCTTGAGAGGTCTTGGTTGATTTTGGCGCCCATTAATGCGACAATAACCGGCGCATGAAAAGTAACGCCGACCGCCTGCTCGACATCCTTGCCCGTGCCAAGCACCGGGCGGATATCGAAACCTCCGCCAAGAAACGAGCCCGCACGCGGCGCGCCGCCGAGTCGGCGGCAGACGAGCATGCCGCCCACCTCGCCAAGCAGCACCGTATTCGCCAGCTCCTTACCGACGATCGGTTCGACGGCATGCGCTTCCGTTGGTTCTTCACCCGCGTCCAGAAAGACATCCCACTCGACCAGCTCCGAAGCTGGGTCGACTCCAAAATCCGAGAGGAGGAAGAGCGTGCTAAGCGTGATCGACAATCTGCATAGATACTTCCGAGCGAGGGCCATCCGTCGCCACTGGGCGTGGGTGAAATCCGAACGCATCATCTGGGATCGCCCCCGGCCCGACACCCGGAACTGGCAAGAGAACTGGAATACCTGGAACTGGAACGGGAGGAAGCGATAGGTGCCTCGCCCTGCCAACATCATCCGCAGCACCAAGCTCAACCTTTGCCTGCCGGAGGACATTCGAGCGTGGCTCGACATCCACCTCTGGTCGGACGCGGAACTTCGCGTCCCCCTCGGATCCTACCAGCGCCTGATCCTCTCCCTCCTCCGAAAGTATCGGGACGAGATAGAAGGAAGAAAGAATGATCCCCCAAGCTGAACTCGTACAGAAGATGGCCCTCTGGCGGGCTAAGATGGCCGCCGGCACGCTCACCCCGGATGAGCTGAAAGAAGCCATGATAGCGATGCGGGCGCATCGAACTGGTGCTCAGTCCGCGAGCGCCGCCAAGAAGGCCTCCAAAGTAGTGGATGTGGGGGCGCTCAAGGACAGCCTCCGCGGCCTCGCCAAGAAATCCTGAGCCCCCGCCATGGACCAGTACGTGGCGATCTATCAGGTCGGCTGCGCCATTTGCGAGGGCTCTCCTTCGGTAGGGATCCGAGCCCCGAGCGGTGCAATCATCGCTACCTCGCTCTGTAGCAATCACTTCTTCGGCGAGCGAATGGAGCCGGAAGAGTGGAATAACGAGAAAGAGGCAACAGAATGAAAGAGTGGACTCCAACCTTCCCCGAGGCGATTGATAGCTCGATGCTAGCCGCGTTTAAGAGCTGTCCACAATTGTTCAAGAAGATCTACATCGACCAGTGGAAGGCGAAGGAAGAGAAAGTCGACCTGCATGCCGGCAAGGCCGTTGCCGCCGGCTTCGAGAAGGCTCGCCGTCTTTTCTTCGAAGAGGGGTTGCCGGCGCACGTCGCCGAGGCGGAGGGGCTGGGTGAGCTAATCCGCTCCTACGGAGATTTCGTTTGTCCGCCGGACAACCCCAAGTCTCTAGAGCGCGTGGCTGGCGCATACGAATTCTACATGGACCACTACCCTCTCAATCACCAGACCGGCTTCCCCATCCTCATGCCCGGCGGTAAGCGCGCCATCGAGGTCTCCTTCGCCAACCCTCTCCCCATCCTCCACCCCGAGACCCGGCAGCCTCTCCTCATGGTAGGGCGGGGAGACATGATCGTACAGTACGCCGGCGCCGAGTACGGAGAGGACGACAAGACCACCAAATCGCTCGGCCCGACCTGGTCTCGCCAGTGGGACATGCGCTCGCAGTTCCTCTGCTACACCTGGGGCTTCCGGGAGATGGGGCTGAACATCGCCGGCTTCCTAGTCCGCGGCGTCTCCATCCTCAAGACCAAGTTCGACACTCAAGAAGCGATCTGTAACTTCGCCCCCTGGGAGATCGAGCGGTGGTACGGGGAGATGCTCTCTTGGCTGGAAGATATGGTGATCTGCTTTAAGACCGGTCGGTGGCGGTACAACCTCGACCACGCCTGTAATGAGTACGGAGGGTGCGGATTCCGCACCGTCTGCAAGTCCCAGAATGAACAGCCGTGGCTGGAGATGTACTTCCGCCGGCGCAAGTGGGATCCGGTTACTAGAACAGAAACAGACCTGAGCTGAACAGTCCGGGGGGACTATGCAGTTCTCGATTTCGCTCCACGGCGTGGAGTACTGGAACCTCTCACGCCCGGACCTCGACTCCCGGGGGTGGAGACCCTCGTCCGTAGCGAAGGTGTGCCCGCATTGCCTCGAACTCTGGGCGATCATCGGCTCTCCTCCCTTCTCCATCGAGGGGCAGGCCTGCGAGCGCTGCACCTTCCCCTGCTCGCCGACGATCGTCCCGGGCAGCCTGCTCGACGACCGCTCCACCCAGACTGTCGACTTCGACCTTCTCGACTCCCTTCCCCCCAGCCTGAAGCTCCGTGAACTCCTCCTCCACATCGCAGCAATAGAGAGAGATTATCAACCATGTCTGACATCAGCCTCCTCGCCGGCGTCAACGTCCTCCTCGAAGGTGCAACCGGAACAGGAAAAACCTTCTCCATCGGAACCCTCTGTGACTCCGGGGTAGAGGTATTCTACCTCGGCTTGGAGAATGGGTTCGAAACCCTCATGGGCTACTACCTCGACCGCGGCAAGCCCGTCCCGGATAACCTCCACTGGCACACCCTCCAGGTCGCAGTACCCGGCGGCTTCGCCTCCATGGCGGACGGTGCCCAACAGATCGGCAGCATGACCTATGAATCCATCACGAAGATCCAGGACTTCACCCGCTCCCAGAACAACCAGTTCGAGAAAATCCTCCGCGTCCTCCACAACTTCCACGACCAGCGAACCGGAACCGATTTCGGTGCTGCAGATAGTTGGGGGCCAAACAGAGCCCTTGTCATTGACGGCCTCACGGGGTTGGGAGCCTTCGCTATGGCGATGGTGGTGGGAAAGAAACCTGTTAAGAGCCAGCCCGACTGGGGCATTGCCCAAGACAGCCTCGAGCGCCTTATTCGCTACATCTGCGACGGCTGCAAGTGCCATTTCGTTCTCATCGCCCATGTTGAGAGGGAGACCGACCCAGCGTTCGGCGGCACAAAAATTACAGTCAGCACGTTGGGCCGCGCGCTTCCGCCCAAAATCCCGCCGATGTTCTCGGACGTGATCCTCTGCACCCGCGACGCCAAGGGGTGGAAGTGGAGCACGGCGAATGGGCTCTGCGATCTGAAGACCCGCAATCTCCCTTTCGCTGAGGACATCCCGCAAGATTTCAGCAAAATCGTCGAGAAATGGAAAGGCAGGGGAGGCCGTTTCTCGCCGACCGTTAAGGTATAACCTCCCCACATCCCCACAATCCCAATAAGGATACACCTACCATGACATCTGCATTCGATCCAAACCAGTTCCTCGGAGCCGTCCTGACCTCCGCCAACACACGCCGCCAGCCCATCCCAGCCGGAACCAACCTCCCCGGAACCCTCGGCACTCCCTCTACCCGACAGACAGAAGGGAAGAAAGAGTCCAACCAGGGGGTCGTATACACCTGGGTGGACATTCCGATTGAGGTCGATCTGACGGGGAATCCGCCGGTGCGGACGCTGGTGGGGCAGGACCATGTCCAGCTCCGCTATTCGTTCCGCCTCGACGTTTCGCCGTCCGGCGGCATCGACCTCTCCCCCGGCAAGAACAACGGACTTCGCATCCTCCGCGAAGCCGTTGGGATGAATAAGGATGGGGAGTCCTTCTCCCTCCTCGGAGTGGGGGGCCGGCAGGTCCTCTGCTCCATCGGCAACCGTCCTTATCAGGGGGAGATCTTCGATGAAATCGCTTCCATTGCTCGACTTGGGTAAGGTCATGAAGGCCACCCTGAACTGGACCGTGGAGCATAACAACCTCTTGGGCAGGATCCAGTTCGCCCACGATGCCCTGGAAGAGCTCGCCGCCGGCGCCAACCTCCAGACCATTGAGGAGTCGCTGGAGAGTCTCATCAACGCCATCGAGGAGTCGAATGAAGATCGGCTCTCGGAGGAGGATGATGAGGACGAGGAGGAAGAAGAGGAAGAGGAAGACGAGGAAGAGGAAGAGGACGACGACGAATAACCAACCTTGGGAGGGGGGCCTTCGCCCCCTCTCGCTTTCTGGAGGGGACTCATGCAGCTTCACATCGTACCTGCCGACGACATTATAATCAAGACGAATCGCCAGCGGCGAGACCTGGATCAGTCGAAGATCCTCGAACTCGCCGGCAGCATCGCACAAAACGGCCTGATCCACCCGATCGTGGTGAGGTGGGCAGATGATGAATACACCTTAGTCGCCGGCGAACGCCGAATGAAAGCCCTGGAACACCTGTGGTTCCTCGGGCAGGAGGTTACCTGTGGTGATAAGATCATTCCAGAAGGCCATTGTCCCTGTCTATTCCTCGGGGACATTGACCCTGTGGACGCAGAGGAAATTGAACTTGAGGAAAATATTCGTCGCGAGGACCTCTCTTGGAAAGAGCGGGCGGACGCTGTTTCACGACTTGCAAACCTTCGTGCCCGACAAGCAGCCGCGGCTGGAGAAAGTCCTCCAACAACAGCGCAGATCGCGGAGGAAGTCTCCGGGTCGAGCGAGGGCTGCAACCAAGACTACGTCCGCCAGGACATCCTCCTCGGCAGGGCCCTCTCCAACCCCACCACCGCGGAGGTTATAAAGAATGCAACTTCCAGAAAAGAAGCCTTCAAGCTCCTCAAGCGACATGAGGAGGCCAGCCGGCATGCCGCCCTCGGGGCCGCCCTCGGCACAACCTTCTCGGCGGAAATGCACACTCTGCAGAAGGGCGACTGCTTGCAAATTATGCCTGAGTTGCCAGCGGAAACTTTCGACGTTATTTGTACAGACCCGCCGTATGGGATTAGTGCGGACTCTTTCGGCGACTCGGCGGGGAAGACAGCAGGTGGTCATAGTTACGACGATTCCTACGAGACGTGGGCTCAGCTCGCTCGGGCTCTCTCACTCCATTCATTCCGCCTTGCGAAAGCACAAGCTCACCTCTATTGCTTCTGCGACATCGACCGATTCGCCGAACTTCGAAGCTGCATGGCTGAGGCTGGCTGGCGTTGCTTTCGCACCCCTCTCATCTGGCACAACCCTGGAGGGATCCGAGCCCCCTGGCCTGAGCACGGCCCCTTCCGCCGCTGGCAGGCCATCCTCTTCGCCATCAAAGGCGACCGTCCCGTAACGAGGCTCTACTCCGATGTCATCACAATCCCATCCGATCCTAACCTTGGCCATCAAGCGCAGAAACCAGTGGATCTCATTTCGGACCTTCTGCTGCGTAGTATCCGCCCAGGAGACACGATCCTCGATCCTTTCTGCGGGAGCGGGTCGATCTTCGCCGCCGCACACGCGCACAAGTGCCGTGCCCACGGAATTGAGAGAGATGAATCGTTCTTCGGGCTCGCCGCCAAGCGTCTCACCTCACTATCCGATCGACCCCTACCCGAGCAACTCCGAGCCGGGGGACTAGGCTGATGGGCATCCAAGTGCCACCGAGCGGCCCCACCTCCGCTCGGATCATGCTCGTAGGAGAGGCGCCGGGTTATGAGGAGGAGCAGCGGGGAGAGCCATTTGTCGGCGCCTCGGGAGCTGAGCTGAACCGCATGCTCCAGGAGGTCGGGATTGCCCGCAACACCTGCTTCGTGACCAACGTCTGCAAAGAGCGCCCCCCTCGCAACGACATGAAGTATTGGATCCGCCGCCCCACCCGCTTCACCTCCAAGCCGACGAAGGAGGATGAGTGGAGGCGGGCGGCAGGGATCGAGCCCCGCACTTTCGTCCCGGTCGGCGGCATGCTCGTAGATCCACGGGTTGCCGCCGGCAGAGACATGCTGCAGAAGGAGATATCCCTTGTCCAACCCAATCTCATCATTACTTTCGGCAATACGCCGCTTTGGGCACTCACCGGCAAGACCGGCATCACCAAGTGGCGTGGCTCAATGCTCCGCACCGAGTCTGGCATCCGCCTCATCCCCACCTACCATCCAGCAGCAATTCTCCGCCAGTGGGATTGGAGAGCTATTGGAGTTGCAGACCTTCGCAGAGCCGGACGCTATGCGGATGGAGTGGATTATCCGGCCCGCGAACTCCACTTCCTCATCCGACCTAGTTTCCCTCAGGTTACTCATACCCTCGGCCAGCTACTCGCTCGAGCCGACTCTGGCCTATGTCGACTTAGCTTCGACATTGAAACTCGTGCAGGGCATATTGCATGCGCAGGAATCAGTTGGGACTATTCGCATGCATTGTGCATCCCTTTCATGTGTCGGGAGCGAAGGGAGGGCTATTGGGACCTGGACGAAGAGACCCACATCGTTGGCCTCTTACACCGAGTTCTCACCCACCCAAACGTTAGGGTGGTAGGGCAGAACATTCTCTACGACTCCCAGTACACCTACCGCTGGTGGCATTTCGTCCCTCGCGTCGAGCAGGACACGATGATTAGCCAGCACACCCTCTACGCCGACCTCCCCAAGTCCCTCGCCTTCCAAGCGAGCATGTATTGCGAGCACTACGTGTTCTGGAAGGACGAGGGGAAGGACTGGGAGAAGAATATGAGGGAGGAAGAGCTCTGGCACTACAATTGCCTCGACTGCATCTACACCGATGAGGTGGGGCAGGTGGAGAAGGGTGCAGTCCAAACGATGGAGCTGGACACTGTCCACCAGTTCCAGCAAGCCATGTTCTGGCCTGTCTTGCAAGCGATGCAAATTGGAGTTAGAGTAGATGTCGAACGTCGGGGGCAGATGATACTGGAGGTGCAGGAAGAGATTGCGCGCCGCCATGCTTTCATCCAGCACATCCTCGGCCACCCTCTCAACCCGGGCAGTTCGAAGCAGATGCACGCTCTCTTCTACACCGATTTCGGCCTGCCGGTTCAGAAGAAGAGGGGCAAGCCGGGCGAGCCCATGAAGCCTACCCTGGATGATGACGCACTCATGAAGCTCGCTCGGCTTGAACCCCTCATGCGCCCTCTCGTTAATGCGATAGCGGACATCCGCACCCTCGAAAAGTTCCTCTCCAACTTCCTAACCCGCAGCCTGGATATAGATGGGCGGATGCGCTGCGCTTTCAACATCGGCGGGTCTGCCGGCGGCAAGTCCGCCCCCGTCACCTACCGAATGTCCAGCTCGGAAAACGCCTTCGGATCGGGCACCAACCTCCAGACAATCCCAAGCGAACACTCTCGCTCCGTTAACAAGGCCCGTGCCCGCGCAGCCTTGGGGGCGGGGATCGGCGACCCCTATGAGTTTCCCAACATACGGGAAATCTTTATCCCTGACCCACTCCACACTTGGTTCGATCTGGACCTGCAGAGAGCCGACCTGTTCGTGGTTGCCTACGAGGCAGATGACGAGCAGCTCATTTCCGCTATGCACCTCGGCGTTGATATTCACCTTCTCAACGCATTCGTTCTGGAGGGCCGAACTCCACCTCACCTCGAAGAACTGGTGGAGAGAGAGGATGGTCCGTACAAGTCACATCGAGGTGCACTTAAGGGAGTTAGGGAGTTCGCCAAGACGTTTTGTCATGGTACCAACTACGGTGGGGGTGCTCCAACAATGGCAGCTGGTACCGGTCGAACCATCCGGGAGATAGAGAGGGCGCAGGCTATCTGGTTCGAGGCTCACCCTGGCATTAAGAAGTGGCACGATCGGGTGAAGGAACAGGTCCTCACCCACCACCGAGTGGAGAACAAATTTGGCTACCGTTGGCAAATCTTCGACCGGGTCGAAAGCATCATCCCGGAAGCGATCGCATGGATCCCCCAATCCACTGTTTCCATCGTTATCAATCGGATCTGGGAACGCATTTATCGGGAGATACCGGAAGTCCAAGTCCTGTTACAGGTTCACGATTCCCTTGCCGGACAGTTCCGGACGGCAGATAGCACTCACCTTCTACCCCGCATCAGGGAGCTGTCTCGCGTGGTTGTCCCCTACCCGAACCCTCTCGTCATCCCCGTCTCTATCAAGACGAGCGAGAAGAGCTGGGGGGCGTGCTGATGGCAGCGGGGAACGGGGTCGCCGGCGAACGTAACTTCACCGACTGGCTGGACGCCTACGTCCAGTATGCGGGGTTCTCGGAGGCGCCCGCCCGCATGCACTACTGGTCGGGGATCAGCGCGATCGCCGGCGCCCTTCGACGCCACGTCTGGCTCGACATGGGCTACTTCCGCTGGTTCCCCAACTTCTACATCATGCTCGTAGCTCCCCCCGGCGTCGTCTCTAAGTCCACCACCGCCAACATCGCCATGCAACTCCTCCGCAAGGTCCCCGACGTACGCTTCGGCCCGGAAGCCGTAACCTGGCAAGCCCTCTTGGGGGAGTTTGAACAGAGCACCGAGGCCTTCCAGATCGGTGACCAGCACCACATCCAGTCCGCCCTCACCATCGAGGCGGCAGAACTCGGCAACCTCATCGACCCTTCCAACCGGGAACAGATCGACTTCCTCGTCTCCCTCTGGGACTCGAAGGTCGGTGCGTTCCAGAAGATCACGAAGGGCAGCGGAGTTAACAATGTGCAAAACCCTTTTATCAATCTTATCGCGTGCACGACGCCTGCGTGGATCGCTGGGAACTTCCCCGAGTATGTCATTGGAGGAGGGTTTACTTCTCGGTGTCTTTTTGTGTACGCTGAGGAGAAGGAAAAGTACATCGCGTATCCCGCCTTACATATGCCCAAGGAGATGGGAGAGGTTCAAGCAGCGCTCGTGCAGGACCTCGAACGGATCGCAACCCGCCTGATGGGGCCATACGCCATGCTGAAGGAGACCATTGAATATGGGAGGGAGTGGTATGATACGCATTGGAAGTCGAAGCCGGATGAGCTAGATGACGACCGCTTTAGCGGCTACCTCGCCCGCAAGCAGACCCACATCCACAAGACAGCTATGTGCATCGCTGCCTCTCGAAGGGATGAGATAATCATCACGGCGGAGGACCTCCGAACGGGGAATGAAATGGTCTCGAATCTGGAGAAGGACATGACCAAGGTCTTCTCCCGAATCGGCCGTACCGCCACCTCGGTCCAGGCCGAGCGATTCATCCGCTTTGTGCAGAAGAGAGGGAGCTGCTCGTACGCCGACGCCTACCAGTTCATCCACACAGCGTTCCCATCCGCCCGGAACTTCGAGGATATCGTCACCGGCGCAGCCAAGGCCGGCTACATCACCATCACCCCTGTGACGGAGGGGGGCTATACGCTGGCGGCGAAGAAATGAAACGGGCGCCAATTATGATCGTAATAACGGGCGCCCGAAACTAATGCTGCGGCGCGCCGGCGACCGCCCTAGCCCACGCCTCTAGTTCCCGGCATCCTGCAAATTCTTCTTCGTATTTGGATTCGAAGGCTGAGATTCCGGGTCTAACGTCAACTCTAGATCCCGCGTCAGGTCCCCCACCTTCGGCAGGACGATCACCGGCGGCGGGGGAAGGGCGGGGCACGGTGCCGCCACCTGCCGGACGATACACGACGATAGGAGCAGAGTGAGCGGCAATAGCCGCCCCAATCTGAGCCATGTCTGCCACCCGTTGTGCTTGTGCATCACGGACTTCCTCCGCCCACTGTGCCTCCTGGCGGGAGTTGTTCTCCAGCTGTTTCTGCAGTGCCTGCACCTGTTGCTGGAGGTTGTGGTTCGCTCCCGCCCGGTACACGAGGACCAGGACCGATACGAGTAGGGCTAGTATCACTCCATCCCGAATCAGCGCCACCCACTGGCCTATTGTCATCATCCCGCTGTCTCCTCATCTTCCAAGTAAACACTGCCGCCCTCACCCCACTGATGCCGAACAGCACCAGCCCGAGCTTCTTCTGCCCCTCCGGACTCAGATAGGTGAACCCGAGTGTCCTCAACTGTTCCGCCAGACCCGTCAAATCCAGGGAGAGAACGAGAATACCGATCGAACTACAGATCGCAATAATATTATTCCTAATAGTATCGCAAACCCCCTTGCACCATTTCTTCATGCGCTCTCCGCCCACTGACCCGTTCTCAGCATAACCATCTCCCGTTCGCACCTCGCCGGCGTCTGCCGGTGCCAATCCGTATCCAGCCCGGCTTGTGCCGCCAGATCCCAGTTCCCCGCCTGCACCGCACTCCGAAACAGCGGCCAGCCCAGCGGCTTCTTCCCCATCTGAAAACACATACTCACCAGTACCGCCTGCCTCACATCATCCATCGTGTCGAAGTTCGAGAAGTTGGAGGCAATCACAATGGCCTTTCGGATGTCCTCCTGCAGCAGCACCTCCGCCTCCATCTCCGAAATCGTATGCCCACTCCAGTCATAATTGTAGGGCAGCAGATGCCCGTAGCCGATCGTCCAGTTTCCCTCCGTATCCCGATAGGAGGTGAGGCAGATCCCTTCCTCCCCCCGGATCAGCGCATCAGCCAGGTCTGTCGTCGCCATTCTTCTTCGCTCCCAGTGTAGCAATGCGCAGCTCCTGTGCCTGCGCCGCCGTGTAATCCGCTTCCGCCCGTCTCTCCTCCTGCAGCTTCGGGTCGGGTTCCAATCTCGCCTCTTGGTGTCGCGATACGGCCACTTCTTTGAGTGCTCTAACCGCCGCCCATAGAGTGGACAGCCTGACCTTTACCCAGACTATCATCTCTTCCGCTTCTGAATTGGCCGCTCTGCAAAGTACTCAACCCTCTCCCTCCACTCTCTCTGCCTATTCTCCTCCTCCTTGAGATCCTGGGTGGCCTGTTCGATCCTCGCCAGCCGATCGATCACCTCCTTCTTATCCGCCTGGAGCTGATGGATGGCCTCCTTAAACTCCCCCACCTCCGTGTGCGCCTCAATCATCGCATGCCACATCCCTCCACTAGCGAGGAGCATACTCCCCGCAGCTCCCCACGCCGCCGCCGGCGTGAGGGTGCGGAGGGTTCGCGGTACCCAGGCTAAACCAGGCGCTATGCGCCGCAGTACCGCGGTGTCGCCCTGCTCTTTCACGACTTCGGTGCACGGATGTCGGTCTCGATCTTCTGAACCGTCGGCCCGAACTTAGTCTTCCCCAGCCACCCCGCTACGAACCCGATCAGGATCGCAACGAGGTGGGTGATGATAGTCAACATATTCATCGGTTCTCCTATCAGTAGACAACTGCTCGCCATTGGACGGTATTCGCTCCAGTCCCATTCACATTCAAGGTGATGCTGGTCGCGCTGGGCGCTGTGATGTAGGCGGTATTGGTCGCTACGCCTGGAGTGACGAGGGTGCAGCCGTAACCTACCAGCGTACTATTCGGCACGGCCTGCCCTAGCACCGTGCTGAAGCTGATCGTCACCGGTGTCCCAGCCGTCACGGATGCGTTCCCCATCATCTCTATCGTGTTATCCCCATTCACCCGGAAGCTATTGTTCGTAGCGATCACTCCATGACCTGGCGGTACGCCGAAGCCGAAGTTCGCGCCGATCGTCATCTGCCCCAGGCCGACATGCGCCGCCGTGCCCAGCCACGCATTCCCTATCCCGCTGCTCACGTAGACGTTGTTGAGTACGGTAATCTGCCCGGAGGTGCCGGCGGCGAAGTTTATCCCATTCAGCAGGCCAATAAAGATGTTGTTCTGAATCGTCATCCCATTAACCTGGCCGAACGTCGATCCAGTCGTAGTTCCTGCTGCTCCATTCCCTGAGATGTAGTTGTTAGAGATATCGATTGTCTGACCGTAGATGTTGAACCATGTGCTCGCCGCCGCACTCGCTCCCACATCCCCCAGCCAGCATCCCTTCACTACCAGCCCCAGCCACTGGGTGCCGCTCGGGCTGTAGAAGCCGGAGGCGGCGGCAGTCGCCAGGCTCGTCCCAATCCCCTCCAACGTGCAGCCGAGGAAGATCCAGTTCGTCCCTCCGTTCTGGATCATCCCGCCCGCCGGCGCGACGATAGAGCTGCCCGTCCATTGGCATATCTTAAAGAGGCAGACATTCGCGTAGCTCGCGCCGCCGGTCGCCTGCCCGATCACACTCGGGTTGCCGTTCAGGAAATTAACGTTGTCGGCGGTGAACTGGATGCACTTATCCAAGTTGAGGTGGGTCGCCGGCAGGGCCGCTCCCATCGTGCAGTTGTACACTCCGCAGAACGAGCAGTCCGCCCCACTTGTATTCCCTCCCTGAATGTACTGCCCCGTCGTCGGAAACCCTGCATTCGTGTGGGTCAGGTACATGTCCCGCCAGATTATATTGTTCGCCCCCGCTGTCGTAATCCAGGGGGAGGCCGTCCCGGTGTAGACGAGCTGAGTTCCAGACTGCGCTCCACCGCCACTCCCCCCATCTCCCTGGAAGATCAAGAACCGCTTGAGGTTCAGGTTCAATTGATTCGCGAAGGTGTATTTGCCATTCGGGAACCTGATCGTCCCCCCATTCGTCCCGCAGAAAGTGATAACATTCGCCAGCGCCGTATCACTCGCCGCCGCTCCCGTCGGATCCCCGCCATACCGCCTGATATCATAATAGGGGTAATAGTTATTTACAACCCCTACCTCGCCGGCGACTGTCGGCCAGAACGCTAGCCCAATGTTCGACTGAGTGAAGGAGGAAGTGGGGAACCCACCCAGGTTCGAGAGTGCCGTAACCGGGTCCCTCGCCGCCGTCCCTCCATTCGTGATCTCCAGCGGAGCATCCAAAAAGAGCGCGGTACGGGCGGCAGGATTCGTCTGCGCCCCGCCAAACACCGTGTTCGCCAGCACATCCAGCTGGTTCAGCCACGCCGCGTGAATCGGCGGGCCTACGTTATCCACAAAATTCTGCAACGCCATTCTTATCTCCTACGGAAATGGTGGGGTTATCAGCGTCCTGCCCGGTATCGAACATCCCGGCAGGGCATACCCCGGTATCGCGGAAAGCCCGTTGAAGGTGCAAATCTGTACGTCGGCCTCCCCCATCTTCTGGGCGACCGGGATCACCATCTCCCTGGAGTTAATCGAGTGGACGAAGTCCTGTGGAGGTCTCTCCTCATTGCACCAGGTGTGGCGCCACTGGCCCTGCCAGTTCCGCACCGCCCCACTCATCTTCATCTTCGACCCGCATATCGAGCAATAGAGGTTCCAATCCCCTGGATTGAAGTAGTCCTCCGGCCCTCGACTCGGCGGGCTACCCATATCTCATACCTCGACAGAAGCCATGCTTCTGCAGCATCGGAAGCTCCTCTTTCAATGCATCTCCAATGTCCGTCCTAAACATAAGGTTGGAAGGTAGCTTGAGCTGATGCACCACCCGATAGGCCGCCTCCGCTGCCGCCCGCACCGTCTCCCCCGTGCCGGTGATGACGCAAGGAAAGTTACCCGCGGTACACACCATGATCTGCTCTTCAATCTCACCATCAACCAGGCGTGGCACGCGACCGAGCTTCGCCTTCTGCCAGTGAATCGCATCCTCATTCCTCGCCGTTACCCCATAGATCGGATACCCATCCCACGTCCCCAGCGGATCCTTCGCCCGACTATCCCCTCCCCTCGGAAAATCCCCATGTACGAGGCAGACTCCTACAGAGATATCCGAGGAATTGTGAAAGGTGTCCTTGCCGGCGAGCAGGTCCGCCATCCATTGCACGGGATCGGAGGATAGCAGGGTCGGTTGCCTGATACAAAAGTCCGGCCATCCGAGACGCATCGTGAACTCGAGTGGCCAGGGCCTGCCGCGCGCGTCAACAATGCAGTTGACCGAGCAGTCTCCCACGTAATTAATGCTGTGGAGATAATCACCCAGCGGATCAAGGATTTCATCGAACAGCTTACTGTGATAGACATGCCGGATGACCGTCCCCATCTCTCCCGTGTTTTCACCCAGGTCCCCCACCAGGAATTTCTTATACTCAAAGCTCTCTTCAAAACACTCACACCATCCTCCCGGCCCGAACATCCCCGAGATCCCCACCTCTACCCCATCGATCTTCTCCTGCATCATCAGCTTCCCTCTAAACTTCCCATCCTTCTGCCACCTCTTAACGGTGAAGATCGAGTCGTCGGCGCTCCTCCCCACATAGGTCATAGCCTTGTCCGCTGCACCTCCCCATGGTTTCATAGCGTAGGCAGAGCCCGTTTTAATGATTTGCTTGAGGGCTTCTTCCGCCGACGAAACCACGAGGTAGGGCAGCGTTTTTATTCCTGCCTCCTCCAGAACCTTCTGCCCGAGTTCCCGATCGCATTCCAGCTCTGCCCCTTTCGGGTTGCAGCCAAATATCGGATAACCCTTTCCGAAGTACTCCGTGAGGTCATCCATGTAGTTGGCGTTGCCGGTGAGTACCACCAGCTCGGCCCACTCCATACTCTGTTTCCAGTCCCGAACC